CGACTTCCGCTACTGGCCGCTCGGGATCGTGATGGACATCGCCTGCGAGACCGTGAACGCGGGGCTGACCCGCGAGATCGGGCGCGGCGTGCGCTACGCGAGCGTCACCGTCGACAGTCATACGTACGTGGGCACGATCGACGACCGCGACGCGACGGTCATCGAGGAGTCGGTCTCGCAGGACCTGATCGCGCAGCTGCTCGCGCCCATCAATGCCGAGGGCTTCGAAGGGCACATCACCGACATCCGCTACCGGATCAGCCGCACGCACAACTTCCAGGCGACCGGCGTGGTGATCGGCCAGGTGGGCATTCTGCCGCTCGGCTACATCGACTATCTCGAGACGACCATCGGCTTCGTCGTCTCGCTGCCGAACGGAGGGTGATCGCACATGGGATATCCTGATCTCGAAGGGTTCGCCTACTCGTTCTCACGCGGCGAGCTGAGCCTCGGACGTCGCATCTACACCGCGGTCACGAACGTCGAGTTCGACCAGCCCACGACCGAGGCGGCGATCATGGGCACGCGCCCCTGGCCGCTGAAGCGCACCGAGGGAAACATGGAGCTCGGCGAGGGGACGGTCACGTTCTCCGACGACGGTGAGCGCCTGCTCTTCCTCGGGGACCTCGGCAACGGCTGGCGAAACGTGATCTGGGGCCTGACATGGATCCTCACGTCGTCGAAGGCTCCGAACGTGAAGGTCGGGTGCATCGGTTGCCGCGTGCTCGGCAACCCCATCGCGCACGAGCAAGGAGAGGCTGCGCTCGGTGGCGATATCAGCTTCTCGTTCATGTATCACACGATCAACGGCATGGTCCCGCACACCGGGCTGCCCGCGCCGACGCGCCCCATTTGAAGGAGACGCCTTGTCACAACAGAACACGACCCAGAACGCCCTCAAGCTCGAAGAGATCCAGCAGAAGCACAACGCACGCGTGGCGCATGTCGAGGTCAACGGGAAGCTGTACGTCTTCCGCGCGCCTTCGCTCGAAGAGTGGGAGGACCACCAAGAGCGCCTGATGAAGGCGCCCCGGCGCGGCCCCGTGCTGCGCGAGCTCGCGCAGATCACGCTCGCGCACCCCACGCTCGAGGAACTGCAGGAGCTGTTCGCCATCTACCCGGGCATCATGGCCCGCATTGGCGACGCGGTGGCCGAGCTCGCCGGCGCCGACATCGAGCTCACCGTAAAAAAAGGGTAGCGCTCTGGAAGCGCGCGCGGGCGCGGCACTACACGGTCGCGCGCGCGCTGCGCGCCTTCCGTGACGGCGACGGCACCGACTGGGACTGGGCCGGCGCGCTGATGGTGAGCGACGCACTCAATCACTTGCACTTCCTGCAGAGCTTCGCCGAGCAGTACGCGAAGGGCCTCAAGCGCAGCGCGGCACGCCCGCGCCGGCGACGGTGAACGATGGGCGATCAAGCAGACTTCACCGTCAAGGTCACGGGCAAGAACCCGGGCATGGACAAGGTCGAGAAGTCGATCGGCCGCGTCCTCGGTGCGAACCGCAAGTTCGCGCGCGGCACCGAGCAGGCGACCAAGGCGACAGGCCGCTTCGTCCAGGAATCTGGTCGGCTCGGCAATGCGGGCGGCGCGCTGAGCGTGCTCGGCGGCAACCTGATGACCTCCGCTGTCTCGAAGGCGGTAGACCTCGGTCGCGCCGTGGCGAGCACGGCTGCGGAGCTCGTGGCGTTTGGTCAGAACGCGCGGTTCGCCTTCGGCAACCTGACCAAGCACGGCGCGGATCCCGAGAAGCTCTTTGAGCACGCTCGCGCACTGGCCGTGCGCTTCGGGCTCGACGTGCAGGACACCACCAAGCAGTACCAGAAGTTTCTCGCGCTGCAGTTCACGCCTAAGGGCATCGACAAGCTGATCAAGATGGGCGCCGACCTCCAAGCGCTCGGCAACAGCGCAGAGGACGTGCAGGGCGTATTCCTTGCCCTCGGGCAGATCAAGGGCAAGGGGCGCTTCCAGGGCGAGGAGATGCTGCAGCTCGCCGAGCGCGGCGTCTCGACCACGCTGGTGCAAGAAGAGATCGGCAAGATCCTCGGCGGCAAGACGCAGCAAGAAGTGCAAAAGCTCATGCAGGCGGGCAAGGTCAGCTCCGACGTGGGCCTGCAGGCCATCGAGCAAGCCATCAATCGGAAGCTCGGCCAGAAGACGGTGGGACAGGCGGGCGCGAAGTTCGCCGACACGACGCTCACCGGCATGCTCGGGCGCATCACCGCACTCGGCCAAGACACTGGCGTCTCACTCCTCGACCAGGTCACGGCGCCGCTCACCAAAATGACTGGGCGTGGACTCGACGCGCTGCAGGGCTTCCTCAGCTCGCCCGAGGGCGCAGCCACAATCGACCGACTTGCGGCCAGCCTTGGGCGCGCCGCCGAGTTCGTGGTCACGTTGGGGGGAGCGTTCACCGACGCCTTCGGCGCGACCTTCGAGTCCAACGTGCGGCCGATGCTCGAGGCCTTCGGCGTCTTCGGCGAGGGAGAGTCGACCGCGAAGGCTCTCGGCAAGACGTTTGGCGACCTCGCTGCGTTCACGGTGGCGGCCGCGACGGGCCTCGGTCTCGTGGGCACCGCCGCCGCGTACATCATCGAGCCGATCTACGTCCTGGGTAAGGCGCTGCTCGAGGGCATCATCAATCCGCTCGCGAAGATCGCGGCGGACATTTACCTCTGGGTCGAGCGCGTCTCGGGCATCTTCACCGACAGCAGCATGATGCTCGGCGAGAAGGCCTGGGAAATCGGCAAGGCCATCGTCACGGGCGTCGCCAACGGCATCTGGTCGCTGGTCACGCTGCCGGCCGACACTCTCAAGAGCATGGGTGTGCAGGCGCTCGGCGCGCTGTCCGACATCTTCCAGATCCACTCGCCATCGCGCGCAACGCGGCGTATGGGCGTGCAGGTCGGCCGCGGGCTCGCCCTGGGCGTCGGCCACGAGGAGGGCCACGTCCAGTCCTCGAGCCAGAGCATGGCGAGCGCCAGCCTGGGCGGCATGGAGAGCGCCTTTGGCCCCGCGTTCGGGCCGGCAATGTCGGGGCTCGGCGCGAGCAGCACGGACGGCGGCGCTGCACGGGCCCCCGCGCAGTTCACCTTCAGCGTGAGCCAGCAGATCGACGGCGGCGGCAGTCCCGAGGAGACGGCGCGCCTCGCTGCGCGCGAGGCACGCCGCGAGTTCGAGGCCTTCTTCCGGCAAGTCGCACTCGAGGTCTAGTGCCCGTATCCAGCTGGATCGCCACGGAGGACTGGGAGACCCTCTTCTTGGATGGCAAGCGCATGCCGGGTGTCGCCCACGTCGATATCCAGCTTCCGAGCGGCCTCGAGGTGCACAAGCCGCGCGGCAAAAAGAAGGCGCGCATCAAGGATGTGGGCGTCCCTCCCGCCGAGCTCGACATCGAGCTCGAGGTGCTACCGGAGGAGATGGCAGCGCTCGAGCGCGTCGTGAATGTGCTCCGGCCGCGCGCCGCGAACGGTGCACGCAAGTCGCTTCAAATCGCGCACCCGAACGCGAAGCTCTGGGGTGTCAACGTCATCAAGATCCGCAACGTGGGCTCACCGCAGCCGGGCCCAGGCGGATCGTACCGGCTCAAGTTCTCCGCCTACGAGCACGTCGAGGCGCCCACCAAGGTCAAGAAGCCCGCGGCGAAGCCCGCGAACGGCGACCCGGACGAATGGGATGTCGACCCGCTGATCGATCCGCTGCGTCCTTCGCAGAACAAGGCGCCGCAAGAGAACTTCAGCTCCGGGCCCATCCCCGGCGTGAACATCAGCGAGGGTGACATCCCGGGCAGCGGGTTCTGATGTCGATCACGGCCAACGGCTACGACGTGCTGGCCATGCGCTTGACCCTGCCCGTGCAGGGGATCTGGGTCGCCACGCTCCGGGTCAGCGCCGACGAGGACCTCTCGGGCGCACTCACGCTCGAGAACGACGCCGTGAAGTACTCCGGGTTCGTGCTGCGCGGCACGTCGGTGAGCGGGGCGGCGCTGGTGGACGCGGTCGGCGGGACCGGTGGCCTCGGCAACGTGATCGATGCGCGCTCGTACCAGGGCGCGAGCGCGCGCGATATCTTGGTCGACCTCCTCGCGGCCGCAGGCGAGAAGCTCGACGGCACCTCCACGCGCCAGGTCCTGAGCACGGCGCTGCCGTTCTGGACGCGCACAGCCGAGCGGGCGAGCTTGGCGCTGTCATCGCTCAGCGACGCGCTCGGAGCACGCTGGCGCGTGCGGCCCTCGGGCGTCGTCTGGATGGGCACCGAGACCTGGCCCGAGATGGCGCCGGACTACGAGGCCATCGAGCTCGACCGCGACAGCGCGGCTAGCACGGTGCTGCTCGCACCTGAGACCATCGCCCTCACGCCTGGCGTGACGCTCCGCGGCGAGCGGGTAGGGCGCGTGGAGCACGTCATGGGCGAGGAGGAGCTCCGCACCACCTTCTGGCTGGAGACCGCCGCGTGAGCACCACCGTCGTCTACGACGCAGTCGATGCACCCAGGGTCACGCTCACGCGAACCGACGAGCTCGGGTTCTTATGCGTCATCGAGCTGGACGGCCTCGCGCCCCAGCGCTCCACGACGCCCGAGGAGCGCGCCGCGGGGATCACAAGCTTCGACCCACCCACCATCGTCGTCCGCGCGCAGACTGACCGCGCGAAGGCACACCGCGCGCTGCTTGATGCCTCGTGGCGGGCGGTCAGCGCGAGCGCGACCAGCACCACCGGCGAAACCGGTGGTCCGGGCGGGCTTGCGCTGACCTGCTACCGGATCACGGCCGCCGTGCGGCACGCGCTTCGGATGCTGGACGAGGACATCTGAGATGGACCCGCGCGAAGCGCTCGAGCGCATCGTCCGCTACGTCACGCGCCAGACGCTCTACCTGCACGAGTTCGAGTGCACAGTCGAGCGCGACCACGGAGACGGAACGCTCGACCTTTTGCCCGATGACCTGCGCGTGCGCGGTACGGGCCTCTCGCGGGTGTCCATCCGGCACGGCCTTCCAGGTGTCACCGTGCGCGTGGTGACCGGCTCGCGCGTCCTGCTCGGCTTCGTCGAGGGCGACCCGCGCAGGCCCTACGCCTCGCTGTGGCAGCCGGGCAGCATCGAGGAGATCAGCTTCGACGGCGGCGATGCGAGCGTCGCGCGCCTGGGCGACATCGTGGTGTGCAGTTGGCCCGCGTCGCTCGCCTTCACGGGCACGCTGGCGGGCGCCGTGAGCGGCACCATCGTCGGCACACTCACGATCGCGACCCAGAGCTCGGGGACGATTCAATCCGGCGCGCCGCGTGTGCGCGCGTAAAGGAGCGGAGCATGTCGGTGCTCGAAGGACTCTTGGCGCTGTTCCTCATCGTGGCGGTCATCTACATGGTGGTCACAATCGTTCGTTCGACGACGCCCGCTCAGATGGGGACGCCCTTGGCTATTGTGCTCACCGTTGCTCTTCTGCTGGCGGCCTTCTGGCTGTTACGCGTGCCGCTCGCCTTCCGCTGAGGTGGACGTCGTCGAGTCGCTCCGGCGCATCGTCCTGGGCGCGATGCGCGGCAACATCTACCTCCGCGCCTACAGCATCGAGGTGCAGGCACAGCAAGCGGACGGATCCGTCGACGTGCTGCCCGATGCCGTCGAGATTCGAGGCCTCGGCCTGCAGCGCGTGCCCGTCATGACAAGCCCGGCGGGCACGAGCGCGCGCGTCGAGCCGGGAACGCGCGGGCTTCTGCGCTTCGCCGACGGCGACCCGCGAAAGCCTCGCATCGTCGCCTGGGCCTACAAGCAGGCGAGCGCTGTGATCTCGCTCGACGGCGGCTACGCGAGCGTCGCGCGCAATGGCGACCTGGTGGAGCTCCTGCTCTCGGCCCAGACGCCGATCAGCGGCGTGATGAGCGGAACCGTCACGACGCCGAACCCAGTGCCGCCGCCGCCCACGATCACGATCCCGGTACCGCCGGCGTCGCAGTTCACAGGATTCGCGACGATCACTGCGCCAGTGCAGGGCCGGATCTTCGGCGGGGCGGCGCGCGTGAGGGCATAAATGAACGTCGCGCTCGCGATTCTGCTTCTCTCCACCATTTGGGTCGGTGCCCTCGGGCCCGTCTACAACAAGGCACTGCGCCTGCACGCGCTCGGGGCAGAGCGGCGCGCCGAGCAGCTCGCCGGGTACGTGCACGCCGGTGCGCGCGACACCGGGGTCGACGAAGGGCTCCTGACGGTGCTGCTCTACCTCGAGAGCGGCTTCCGCGCAGAAGCCGTCAATGCGCGCGTGGGCGCCTTTGGGCTCGGCGCGCTGCATCCGCGTAGCCGCTGGGCCCGTGGGCTGCACGAAGGGTGCGCCCGGTCGCCTTCTACCTGCGAGCAGCTCAGCGTGGTGTGGTCAGCGCGAGCCCTCGCTCGCGGTATCAGGGACTGTGGAGGTGAGGTCGAGGGCGTCGGCTGGTACCGCAGCGGGCGGTGCATCGCGGGCCCGCGCAGTCGGCTGGCGATGCGACTGAGGGATCGGGTCTTCCGACGGATTACTGGAGAAACGGACGTGCCTTGTCGCAGTTCGCGCTCGAGACATGCCAGCACATCCCGGTCAGGATGACCCGGGCCTGCTCGGCTTCCGAATCAAACTGTCCGAACAGCAGCGAGACGCGCTCTGCAGCGTCGAAGTCTTGACACAAGCGGTTGGCCTCGAAGTACTCGATAAAGATCGACGCGTGTTCCGGCCCCTGGTGCTCGAGCGCGAAGTCGCTGGTGAGCTCCTTGGGTCGGCCTTTCTTGGTGTCGCACACGAACGAGGCAGTATCGTCGAGCTTGCGGATCGCGACCTCGAGCTCGCTTAGCCAGCGGCAGTGCTCATAGAACCAAGGCATGACGCGGTTGTAGGCTTTCATGTACCGCTGCTGCGCGGGTATCGCGGCTCGGAAGTCTGCGAGGCGCTCTTCCCAGCTCGCCGCGCAAGTCTCGGCATTCGCCTCGTCTTGCCACTTCGGCGGAGTGGCGAGCGCCGTGGACGCAACCGCAAGCGTGAGGATGAATGCCAGCGTCTTCATGGCGTCACGACCTCCCAGGTTTCGTCGATCCCGCTCGCGCCCAGTTGGGCGATGGTGTGTCGCAGCGACAACTGCTTACCCACCGCGGGCAGGCTTACGGTGCAGGCCGGGCGATAGACATCCCAGACCGGGCCAGCTTGTAAGGTTGGGCAGTCGGTCGCACTGCACGAACTCCACTCCACTTTGAGCTTCACGCTGCAGTCGAAGGTCTCGCGCAGGCAAGCCTGCTGCGGAGAGGTCAGCGGCAACGTGTACGAGCCGACGGTTCCGGTCGCGTAGAAGGAAGTGTTGACGGTGAGATTACAACCGTTGACCGAGATCAAGAAGCGCGCGCGGTGGTACGGCTGGCTTCCGACCGCGCCGAGATTCGTCGTCGTCGTCGTGCGCTTCGTCCACACCACCGTCCCCTGAGCTTGCGAGCCCGCATCGCTCTGCGCGCTCCCGCTGTCCGCTGCGCCGCTGTCCTGGTTCGCGACCGCGCTGTCGATCGTGCCGCCGCCAGCATCAGCCGGCGCGCCGGCGTCCGAGAGCGCGCCGGAGTCGCCGATCACGACGGCGCTGTCGGCCTCTGACGCCGCGTCGCTCGTCGAGCTCGCGTCGCCGTTCGACGCGCCAGCATCGAGGGGCTCGTCGACGAGTCCGCCATCGGCGGTGACCTCGTCAGCGACGTCTTCAGGGGAGGGGGACTCGCAGCCGACGGTGGTGATCAGGGCGAGGATTGCGGCGGTGAAAAGTGTCTTTTTCATTGCGGTGTTCTTCAACAATTCTATCGGTCCAAATGGTCCTGCTCCGAGTGCAATCGGTCCCGATGGTGCGAGGCGATACACAGCATGACCGTAAGCTACGAAGGCTCGCTCACACTGGCGCAGGCCATCCCCATGGCCCTCGATGCCCAGGTCGCGCTAGGTGACACGGCGAGTACGGCGATACCTGACGTGCAAGCGCGCGTCGACGGGTTGCTTGCGCTGAGCCTGCAGCCGCCGCCGAACCTGCTGAGCCTGATCGCGGGCGCGGAGGCGACGCTCGCAGGCCTTCAGGCGATGCTGACCGTGCCTCTGCCCGATGCAGGCGCAACGGCCTCAGCGCTCGCGGATCTTCAGGTGCAGCTCGCCGAGCTGAGCGCGGCGCTCGCGTTCTCGGTGAGCTTCGGCGCGCTGCTCGCGACGCCAGGCATTCATTACTACCTCTACGCCGGGCGCGCGGACCAAGTCGGTAGCGAGCTCGGCGCGGTTCTCTCTGCAGGCCTACCAGGCGGCGGACCAGCGGAGCACATCGCGGGCTGCATCTTGCTCGCCAACGACGCAAGCGCGATAGCCGCGATGCAGGCTGTCATGAGGGGTTGATGGCCAAGTTTGCAGACGTCAACAACACCGCGGCGTGCACCGGTGGATGGCCGACCGCGATGTTTGTGCTGAAGACTCAAGCCAAGGCGGCGGGGTGGACGGTTCCGCGCTCGTCGGACGGTCTCACCTACAACGCTTCGGGCGATCAGATCACGACCGCTGCTGCTGGTGCTAACGGCATGGGCAATGCGGGCTCCTGGTATGCCCTGCGCGATCCTGCAGGGCGCCGCGAGCTCTGCGTGCAGGACCATCCAGGCAACGGGATCCGGATCAAATATTCTGCGCTTGCGCGGTTCACGGGTGGCACGCCTGCGGCGACTCGCGTTCCGAGTGCAACGGACGAGCAGATGCTGTGTGGTGCCGGCACGGACGCGGCGCCGTCATACTCGCCGTTCTTCAGCGCTTCAGGTACACGGCGCTACCACGTCGTCGCGCAGTCGACACCCGTCGGCGGAGTCTACTACCTCGAGCTGTTTGTGACTGTGCCCGGCAGCGCTTCCCAGGACGGCGGCGTTATCATCTGCGAGCCCATGGCCCCCGGTTCGTATGACGCGAGCGACGGCGACCCATGCGTCTGGACAGTCGGCGGGTACGGGTCCAGCCAGTTCGGATGGTTCGGCTTCGGAACTGCTGGGCAGGTGTGGAGCGCCGGAATCAGCGCCAACGTCGGCCCATTCGGCGGCGCGCTCGGTGTCGACCTCGGCTCGGGCGGCGACGTCAACGGGAGACCCTGGTATTCCGCGTCCATCTCCGGCTCGGTTCGCATCAAGGGCGTGGGCGCTTTCGTCGCAGCGAAGGGGCCTGCACGCACTTACCCCGCCACGATGAACACTGCGACGGATGCGTACGCCTATCTCGGCAGCTGGGTCTACCCGTATCCAGACAACATTGCCCCTTCAGTTTCGTAAGGAGATCCTCTGGCTGATACGCTCGGCACAAATAGGTCTCCAAACAGGCTGGACGGTACGATCGACCCCTTCGACTTCCACGGGGTGATCGCGCCATACGTTCAGTCCGACGTGAACGCGCCGCCCGTGGTCGCGAACTTCGTTCCGCCG